GTATAATTATACAACTTGTAAATACGAAGAAAGTTCAATATAATGACAACATGGGATCAAGGTGGAGGATGCCCTTGTGGTGTTTTTAAAGTATGTGATTGTGCAAACAGACATAAATATTTAGACGACTTGGCGTTTAATGGATTAGCAGGTAAGAATTGGAGTAGTACAAAGATGAAAACAGATTTTGATTTTGGGTTTTCTACACACAAAGAAATAGAACTTACAATAGAAGATAAAACAAAACTATATGGTCTAAGAGATATGATTTTGCCATTATTGAATAATTTGATGGCAAATCCTGATAACGAAATTATTAAGTGGCCAAACAGAAAACCAAAAATAGAAGAATTTATTAAGAAAATGAATACTTATATTGAAGGAAAATAATATGGATAAGAATTTAGGTTATAAGTTGTTGATGAATAATACTTTTAGAAACGAATTATACAAAATATGGTGTATTAGACCTTAAAACGACAAAAAAACATAAGAAAGAATACCCGACATATAAAGAAGCAATGAGTATTATTGGAAAAATATGAATACAGAAATTATACGACAAATATGTAGAAAGGTAATAGATAATACATGAGTTTAAGAGATAAATTAATAAAAAATAGTACAATCAAATATACATCAAAATTAACAGAATCAAAAATATACGGCAAGAAAGATATTATACCGACTCCTGTTCCTATGATTAATGTAGCATTATCAGGAACATTAGATGGTGGATTAACTCCTGGACTAACTATGTTAGCAGGTCCATCTAAACACTTCAAAACAGGATTTGCTTTATTATTAATTTCAGCATTTTTAAAAAAACATCCTGATGGTATAGTTTTATTTTATGATTCCGAATTCGGAACACCAGAATCTTATATTGATTCCTTTAATATTAATAAAGAATCCATAGTACACACACCAATTACTGATATAGAAGAACTTAAATTCGATATTATGAATCAATTGAAGAATATTGATCGTGAAGATGAAGTTTTGATAGCTATTGATTCTATCGGTAATCTTGCTTCAAAGAAGGAAGTAGAGGACGCTTTAGATCAAAAATCTGTAGCAGATATGTCTAGAGCTAAGCAATTGAAATCATTATTTCGTATGGTCACGCCACATTTATCTTTAAAAAATATACCAATGATAGTGGTTAATCATACCTACAAAGAAATAGGAATGTATCCTAAAGATATTGTTGGTGGTGGTACTGGTGCATATTATGGTGCGGATAATATCTGGATTCTTGGTAGACAACAGGATAAAGATGGTACTGAAATAGCAGGATATCATTTTGTTATAAATGTTGAAAAATCAAGATATGTTAAAGAAAAATCTAAAATCCCTATAACTATATCATATGAAGGAGGAATCAATAAGTATTCAGGCTTGTTTGACGTAGCTTTAGAGGGTAATTACCTAGCTAAGCCCAAGGCGGGTTGGTATACGTTAGTAGACCGTAAAACAGGTGAATTAGGAGAAAAAAATTACCGTGCATCAGATATTATAGATAATTCTATTTTCTGGAAAGAACTTTTAGAAAAAACAGATTTTAAAGATTATATAGAAAACAAGTATAAAATAGGTACGGTGATACTACTAAATGATGAAGGAGATCAATGAATTTTACAGATTTAATACTTACAAATCTAGTATATAACGAACAATATACCAGAAAAGTTATTCCATTTATAAAAGAAGAATATTTTTCTGAATATCCTGATAAAATTCTTTATAACATAATAGATTCTTATATAAAGAAATACAATAAGCTTCCCTCAAAGGAAGCTTTATTCGTTGATTTAGATAATGTAAATACAAATGAAGAAACAAATAAAAAATGTAAGGAAATTATATCTAATCTACAATTAAAACAAGAAAATTTAGAATGGTTAGTCGATAAAACTGAAGAATTCTGTCAAGAAAGAGCAATTCATAATGCTTTGTTTAAAAGCATTGAAATTGTAGGTGATAAATCTGGAAAAGTATCTAAAGGGTTAATACCACAGATACTTTCAGATGCTCTTGCAGTATCTTTTGATACCCATATTGGGCATGATTTTATAGCAGATTATGATAAAAGATACGAATTCTATCATAATAAAGAAATAAAGATTTCTTTCGATTTAGAATACTTTAATAAAATCACCAATGGTGGTTTGTCTAGGAAAACTTTAAATATTATTTTAGCAGGAACTGGTGTTGGTAAATCGTTCTTTATGTGTCACTTTGCTGCTGCTAATCTTTTAGCAGGGTTGAATGTATTATATATCACTATGGAAATGGCAGAAGAAAAAATAGCAGAACGTATTGATGCTAATTTGATGAATATTACTATAGAAGAATTAAAACAATTACCAAAAGATGTATTTGAATCTAAAGTACATAAACTTAACAATAAAACTAATGGAAGATTAATTATTAAAGAATATCCTACTGCGAATGCTGGTGCTGCTAATTTTCGACATTTAATTAACGAGTTAAGAATTAAGAAGAAATTTATTCCAGATATTATCTATATAGATTATATCAATATTTGTATGTCTTCTAGATTAAAAGCAGGGGCTAATGTTAATTCTTATACTTATGTAAAAGCAATAGCAGAAGAGTTAAGAGGATTAGCGGTGGAATTTAATGTTCCCGTAGTTTCAGCTACTCAAACAACAAGAGGAGGGTATAATAATAGCGATATTGGATTGGAAGATACTTCTGAATCTTTTGGATTGCCAGCTACTGCTGATTTAATGTTTGCGTTAATATCTACAGAAGAGTTAGAACAACTTAATCAAATCATGGTTAAACAATTAAAGAATCGTGATGCAGATCCTTCTCATAATAGAAGGTTTGTGGTTGGTATTGACAGAGCAAAAATGAAATTATATGATGTTGAACAAAATGCACAAGAAGATATATTAGACGGTCCTATAATGGATAAAACAACTTTTGGAGAAGAAGAAATAGAAAGATCAAAGAAAAAGAAGAAATTTTCTACAAATATGTTTGATGATTTTGTTTAAGAGGACAATATGATAAATTATAGATTAAAAAATAAATCAGATATACATGAAACTCAAACAGATCAAATTATACAATCTATTTCAGACGAAAAAAAAGCTAAAGAACGATTAAAACATCTAAATTTAGGAGGAGGGTCTGATGGATGGACTCCAGCGTTTTTTTTAATTGAATTTAAGTATATTTTACATAAAAAGAACTTTACTTCTTAAAATAATAATACTATATTAATATTATTGAGGGGTACTCCTTCAATACAAAAACGAAAGGAATATGGCTATGAAGAACTTTTTGATGGTGTTGTTCGCCGCTTCTGTGTTCGTCGTCCCGATCTCTACGTCTTCGGCCGTCGGCGCTACGACCAAGAACACCTGCACCTACTTCAAGACCGTCGGCGCGACGATCGTCTGTCCTTCCTACTGGAAGCGGTTCTGGAAGATTCAGGAGGATTACTCCGGCGACTGATCGCCGAGCAGTCTATCGTCGATTAGAAAAATCCAGGGGAGCAATCCCCTGGATTTTTTTGTTATATAAATATGTAAAAATATTGAGGATGTAAATGAAAAAATTTAAAGATTATATAGTAGAAGAAAATATATTTGATTTAGCAAACAGAAAACAAGTACAATTTCTTCCATTATATCATAGTCATGAAGGCATAGCTACTTCACATGATATGTTAGAAAATTTAAGGAAAACTATGTTAGGGCGTAAATCTACTATGAGAACAATGGTAGATTTACCAGGAACGCCAATTACTTTTGGTATACATCCTAAAACCAAAAAATTTTTCGTATCTAATGGTGTTAATGATAGTTTTTCTCCAGAAGAAATAAATCACGATTATAAAACAAATCCTGTTCTTGGTAAAAAATTAAAAGTTTCTTTATCAGAATTACCAAAGATTATTCCTGCAAGCGGTGGTATGTATAAAGGAAGAGTATTGTATACAGATAAAAATGATATACCAGATTATCTACCAAAATCTAATGCTAATATGGGTATTGCTATTGAGTCAGATCATCAAGGAAATTTGTTGACTAATGCACACAAAGCAAAGTTTCAAGTTCATCCAGATGTATATACTGTAAATCCAGAAATAAGATCAAATCCTTTGCATTTTGATGTTGATTCTCAACACGAATTCAGAATTCATATGAACGCTGTAAGAAATTCTTATTCAAAATTAGATCCGGATGATTTTGATGCAATAAAAGGTCATGAACGTCATATAGAAGATTATATTCAACATGGTATGCAAGAAAAACATACTGCAGAAAGCTATTTGAATTATTTTAAATCAAAATTATCAGGAAATCCACAGAAATTTGGTAAAATGTCAGATGAAGTATATGAAAATAAGAGAGCATTTGATTCTACACTTAGTGTAATAGGTCATTTGCATAAAGCAGCTGGTGTATTATCGAGAATATCTGTTAAAAATGGTAATCCTGGTAATGTTAATATGTTCAGGGGCACAAATACTGCTGTATTAAAGGTTTAAAAGAAAAAATTGTGAAAAAATAAGATTTAGATTCGTTAAAACAACCTATTAGAAAATTAAAATATATAAATAGAACTGTTAGTGCAGTAAGGCCATGAGTAGACCTGCATATGTTCTTGGATAAGCCTATAGGGAACCTCCAATGGTAAAGAAATTAGTAAACATTATTGAACCTCAGCAACTTGTAGAACATTCAGGTTCTACCATGGCCATACCATCTAAAGTAAAATTATCTTTGTATAAAAAATCAAAAATTTCTGGATTATCTTTACCTATTTTAGAAGAAGTATATTATAGAGGATATACTATCTGGAATAAAGGATTTAAAGGAACTAGAACACAATTTGCGTTTGACAGGGTTAACTCGTTTATTGCGGGTGGATTTGCAGCAGATTTAGATAGAGATTTAATAGAATCAGAAGAAAAACATACTAAAAATTCTAAATTACCTAGTTCTAGATTTGATGGG